GTTCTACTACTGATTTCTTTAATGATGGATTATCTAGCTTTGATACTTGCCCTTTGAATACGTCCAATGTAGGTTCTTTCTTATACTCATCGTAATAATCTTTAATCTCTTGTACTATCCATTTGTTAGCATCGGATTCAAAGAACTTCTTATCAATGATTTCACACAAAGTGTCCATCATTCTAACATCGGTAAGTAAAGCAGATATTACTTTAGCTTGAAACGATTGCCCATATTTAGAGAGTGTATCTACTTGCTCTGCCATCTATTTTACTATTATATTTGTATAAGTTGATTTCAACCAATCGTTTATATCTTTCCAGTTTTGTAGTATCTTATATTTCATTGCTGCCTTAATAAAATCAAACTTATCAAACTTTTTATTAGGTTCGTTAAAACGGTCTAATATTTTAAGAGTTTGGTTTGTATTGATATGTGCTTCTTCTAATTGCATCAGATGCCTATTTCTTAATACCTCATTTCTTTGAGAAAGGATATCAGCGTATATTTTAGCATCATCTTTTTTAGATTCACATATACCAAAGAATTCATCAAAGGTAATTAATCTATCTTCCTCTAATTCAGGAAATCTTTTCAATACAGTCTTTAAACCACATCCTTTAACGCCAGGAATATTATCTGAATTATCACCATCCAATGTTCTGAATAGTAAAAGGTTTTGTGGGTACATTCCCCATTCTGCTTTTACCATCTCTCTATCATAAAGTTTCTTTTTAGTTGGTGAATAAACTTTCGTCTTATCATCTACTAATTGTAAGAAATCTTTATCCGTTGATACAATAATACATTCTTCATCTTCACCTAATATTTGTCTAGCTATGTTAGCTATCACATCATCAGCTTCAATTCCATCATATATCATTGTTGTAATTGGAAGTGAATCTAACAAATCAACTAACCAAACGAATTGGCGTTTCATTGAAAGTTGTTCTTCTTCCTGTGACATCATTTCAGGATATTGTCTATTAACTCTAAAACGATTTTTACCTCTATCAGCTTTGTATCCTTCAAACACTTCCTTTCTACCTTTAGAACCACCCTTACCATCAAAGATAAGAACTACTCTAGTCGGATTGAATTGGCGTATTTGAGAACCAATTGAATTTAATGAACCAATAACTCCACCCGTATGGTCACCATCCTCATTCATTGTAGGGTTGGTAGTCCAACTACGGATGAAGGTATTTAATCCATCAATGACAAGAACTCTACTATTACGCACTCTTAAGTGTGATGTCTCATGTTCTGATTCTACTTCGTTAAGAAGCTTTTTGTATAAGTCTTTCATTTTGTTTTTGTAACCTTTATTAATCACCAATCACTTCTGAATCTACTACTAAATTATCAGTGTCTAATGAATCTTTTTTGTATCTTAAAATTGTTGCCTCACAAATCCTTTTATAGATTTGCTCTCTAACACCAGGGTTAGAATCTAATGTAAGCGGAAAATCTTTCGCTTGGAACTTAATCACTTCGCCTGAATCAATATCAATGTATTCATACCAAGCTCCACTTTGTTTCACAATTGCGTTTTCTTTCATACTACCCAACCATGCGCCGTAGTTATCAATACCTCTATCAAAGAAGATATCAAAATCTGCTGAACGTAATGGTGGTCCCATACGATTCTTTACAACCTGGCATCTTACTTTGATACCAACAATTCTTTCGTTACCACTACCATCTTTAGCTTTAATTGTTCCCATACTCTTTAATCTCAAACGAACCGATGCGTGGAAAGCGATTGCTTTACCACCCGATGTAGTCCAAGGGTCAGAGAATGGCATTGCGTTCATCTTCTGTCTTAATTGGTTTGTGAAAACTAGAGTGATTTTCTGTCTACCAATAAGATTTGTGATTTTACGCATTGCTTTGGAAATGATAATTGCTTTATCCGTAGCGTAACCATCCTTACCATAATCAGCTTCCATCTCCTTTTCAGTTGATGCTGCTGCTACTGAATCCACAACGATTGTCACATACTTGTCTTTAGAGGAAGTTCTTACCTTCTCAATAATAGTTTCGGTATATTCAAAACATTGTTCAACAGTTTCAGCTGCTACATAAAGTAATTTGGTTGTATCTACTCCGATGGCTTCTAAGAATTCTCTACTTACGGCGTTTTCCGTGTCAATCAATACTGCCAATCCACCCAGCTTCTGCGTTTCCGCAAGTAAGTGAGCTGATACTAATGATTTACCACTTTGTTCTAATCCCGTAATTTCGGTGATTCTTCCAACCGGTAATCCACCATAAGGGCGATTTGATATTGCCACATCCAACATAGATGCTCCGGTTGATACCCAGCCTTCTACGTTTGTTGGTGCATCATCATTATCTAAAAAGAATGCTACCTTTTGGTCTTTTGATTGTTTGTTAAGGGACTCAACGAGTACTTCCGCCAAGTCAACCTCTTTAGTTGCTTTTGCCATATTGTTTACTTATTTACTATGAATTGAAAAGGTCATCAAATGCTGATGCCACATCATCTATTTTCTTAGCTGATGCTTCTACTTTAGGTGCTGATTTAACATCAACATCAAAAGGTGCTTCGTCATTTTTTGCGGTAGATGCTAACGTCTCTGCTGCTGCAGTAGATGTATCTTCATCACCATTAGCGGATGGGTTTAACCAACCTTCTAATACAGATTTCAATTCCGAATAAGTCAATTCCTGGTAAAGGTCTGTGATTTCGGTTTGTCCGTTGATACACTTATCGGTTTCTTCTTTAGTTGCTGCTAAAGGAGTTTCCTTTGGTTTAACACGGATTGTTGTTACAGGGTAAGAAGTACCACTGTCTTCAGCTGATACTACTTCAACAGTAATATCTCTACCTTCATTTGGGTCAGTAATATCACCATAATCAGGATCAGCGATGTAACCAAGAATTTCTTGATATACAGTTTTTCCAAAGCCCCAGAATCTTACACCTTCACCTTCTTCACCTCTTACCAATACTGGTACGAATGTTCTAAGTTTCGGCTCCATTTTCTTGGCAGCTTTCCAATCTTCTTTATCACCCATTCTTTTCAACTTATCAGCGAACTCAACGATAGGGTCAGGTCTGCCAAAAGAAGATGGAGATAGATAAGATTTGTTGTTAATGTTGTAGTGAAAGAATAATTCAATAAAAGGATTCTCTTTGTTGAATTTGTAAGGGACTAAACGAATAGTGTGTTTGCCCGGAGCTGGTTTCCAAAGTTCTACTTTCTTTGAAGTTGTGCTTTGTAGTTTGTTCAGTCTACCTCTGATTGCGTCTAAGTTAATAGCCATTTTTTTGCGTTTTAAGAGTTTATGTTTTATGGTTTTATTTAGGTGAGTGTCCTTCACCCTCTATGTATATAAATATAAAGAGATTACAAATATACAACAATTTATTGGACTTTCCAAATCTTTTTTGAAGTATATTTTATAACCGAATTACGCATTTATATGGGTTTGAGATTTACTCAAAGATACGAAAAATTCCTGATACTGCCAAATAAAAAAGGGAGAATTTTTAGTTTCTCCCTTTTGTTTTTATCTTTTAATCATTGATGTTAGTTTCGTTGATTCTTGCTTTTGTTCTAATCCCTCTCTATTTGCTTTTGCCAATTCACCAGCATATTTTACGGCTTCTTTTGGATTTTTGAATGATTTATACGATTGATTGATTTTATCTATATCCATAGAAGGTCCTTCAAATGATACATTATATGTACCATCCTCATTACCAACAAAAATACTATTTTCACCATCTGATAAACCATATTGAATATTTCCAGTATTATAATCTATTTCAGCCATACCATCAACACCCAATACATCATTTAAATGATTTCTTACATCATCAGCTGCATCACTACCCAATTTACCATCTTCATCAGGTTTCCAATTTCCAACAATTTTTGGAGTTGGTTCTGATTTTATTTTCATTGATGAATCAGATGGTCTAATTTTTGATATTGCTGTTGTATATTTGTTAGGTCCAACATCAGAACCATCTGCTGATTTAAATGCTTGTATTTTTGTATCACCCCCTCTATCTTTTGAATAATCCTTACCAAACATATTATTTGGTTTTGCATCTGCTTTAGGTTCACCACCTTTTTTACCTTTAGGTTCTAAGTGAGAACCAGCTTTTACTGCTGCATCTTTAGCTTGTGGTGTTTTGAAATAAACCAGCTTTCCACTTTCTTTACTTCTTGCTACCAATTTAGGGTCTACGTTAGCTTCTACTAACTCTTTTAATCTAATATTTGCCATGTTTTTATGTTATACTATAAATATACAACTTTTTTATTAATTTACCAAATATTACGCTAATAAGTGATAATACTCTTTAAAGTGTTTAATTCTATCAGGCAATCCAATAGTACCACCATTTACTCTTTTAGTAATAGATGTTACAACTGTATCACTTGCTCCACCATCAGCCATTTTGTGTAATCCGTTTTTGTTGAAGAACCATGCTGCTGATAATAATGCGTATTTTTCAGCTACTACTTGTGGGTTAGCACAAACATCTTCACCAATTGATTTACCAAATGCGGTATAGTTATCTTTTCCTGTTAATTGGATATATCCTCTACCACAAAACTTTGCACCATCACCACTTGCTTCAGGACCATTACCCATTCTACCACCATATACTTTGTTTGCAATCTTCTCCGGCTTTCTTTCGTAAGGTAGAGCTGATTCTAAAGTTGGAAAGTATTTCTTAAAGATACCATTCAAACCTTTAGCTGAATAGTTTAAGTTTTCTTTTGTCAAACGGAATCCACCACTCTCATGTCCACATTGTGCTAAGAAGTGTGCTAATCTTAATGCAGAATCAATTTGGAACTTTTGTGCTACTGCAGGAATCATTGCGATAACTGCATCGGGAATATGTCCTTTTAATTTTTCCAATTTTAATCCACCTACTGATGCTATTGGTGTAGATACAATTGGAGTAGGAGCTGCTGCTACCGATTCTCCCATAATCTTTGCCCAAGTTGATGGTCCTACAATACCATCTGCAGTTAAACCATTCTTTGCCTGCCATTCTTTTACAGCTGCTTCAGTTTTTGGTCCAAAGTTAGTTACCGCTGGTTCAATACCCAGCTTTTGTTGCATTAACTTTACGTTTTCGTTATTATCTCCCTTTTTTAATAACATAATAAAAATTATTTAGATTGTCCTTCCGTAACTTCTTTATTTCCTTCACCGAAATCAATTACTTCAAAAACTCTTGTCTGAATTTTCTTAGTTCCTTCGGCGTTTGTTAATATGATTGAATTTTTGAACTTCTGCCAATTGATGACAAAAGATGTATCTAACACTCCACCATTTTCCTCTTTAACTAATTCGTTAAGAGCATTAATAGTGTAAAGTGAATTAGATTCTTTCTTTCTATGTATTAGGATTGTGT